TTGGGGTGGGCCCGCCCAGATGAGCTCAAGGTTTCAAGCGGGTGGGCCCGCCCAGTACAATCAAGCCTGCAAGCTGTCAAGAAATTTATTTTTATTTTTTTCTTGAACCTAGGATTATATAGGATATAACTACAGGTGGCCCCTCATTACACTTTATCGGGCCAATAAACTATAAAGTGAAGTTATAACAGCTGGCAGGTCATTAGCTAAGTTCAGGACCGACGGGACCGGACCGCGTGCACCGCCAGCACAACAGAAAGTAGGAAGCAATGGATATAAAAGAAATAAAAAAAGGTGATAAGATTTTACACAGTCACTTAGGAACACAGCCGCCAGTCTCTGGCATTGTGATGGAGAGCCCGAAGCAGGGCCGGGGCGTGCGCAGCACGATCCTGGTTAATGTTAAAGGGTCCGAGGTTGGACTCTTCGACGAGACCGGCAGCATTTATACCAGCGAGATCCTGAAAGTATTCAGGGACGATAACTGGTTACCAGTCGAACAGTAAAAGCGCGAAGCGCCTGGGGTGGGCCCGCCCGTATAGGTCCAAGCTCCAGGCGTCAAGCTTTCAAGCAAGTTGACAAGCTCACAAGCTTATAGTATAAGATTTTATAGGAGAAAATTATGTTAAAAAAAGAAGCAAGACAAATAACCGGCGGGCTGTCGAAGCCGTCGAAGATGCCAGGACCAGCGCACAACCTGCCGGCTCAGGCCTGCAAGACTGGCGCGAAGCTGGTGAAGGTCCCGGGCTCAGTGTGCGCGGGCTGCTATGCCTTGAAGGGTAGATATAGATTTAAAAATGTACAAGCGGCTTTGAATAGAAGGCTGCAAGCGTTGGAGGATCCGCGCTGGGTGGATGCGATGGTAACATTGATCAAGGACCAGGACTGGTTCAGATGGCACGACTCAGGAGATATCCAGAGCCTGGAACATCTAAAAAATATTTTTAGAGTGTGCAAGCTCACACCAAGGACCCGGCACTGGATGCCAACGCGCGAGGCTCAATTCTTAAAAGATATTGACCCGGCCACAGTTCCGTCAAATTTAATTATTAGAATGTCTTCACACATGATAGGACAGGGACCAGTTAAACAATGGCCTTGGACGTCTACAGTCTCAACAGCCCCTGAAGCTCGGACATGTCCGGCACCGGACCAGGGCAACGAATGCGGCAGCTGTCGCGCGTGCTGGGACAGGTCCACACCTAACGTGTGTTACGGTAAACATTAATGGAATTTAAACACCCAAAATATTACGCTGAACTCAGGAAGCAGGGGCGAGAAGTTACAAGCCACAAGCTGCCAGGTCCCAGGCCAATATCAAATGCAAACAAAGGTTTGATTCACAAGCGCTCAAGCTCCAAGCGGCAAGCATCCCAACCAGCGCACAAGGGTTCAAGCTTCAAGCCAGAGTCAACAAGCTGAAGAATCTTCAAGCCAGAGTACAAGCGAACAAGCCCACGGTCCAGGGTGCAAGCAACGAGGATAAATGTATTTTTCGGATGTTTCACGTGGAAGGATATTTGGTGCGGTGAGAGGCGGATTTTGTTACCTAATGTTACCTTCAATTCTACTGTAAAAAAGGTCCCGCCAGGAGTACAAGCCAATAGGTCAGGAGTACCAAGTAAGCTACGGTTTTCAAGCCTATTCCATGATATAGACGGTATATTTTTTTTAAGATCACGATATAATTTAGCCTCTGGTTTCATGAGGGTAACATGAAGGCTGTATTATACCTTGCCAACTATCTTTGGCATCCTCCAAGTACCACTCAATTTAACACCTTTGAAATTTAAAATGTGTGTGTCTCTATCACCAATTACTCTAGATTCCAACAATTGAATTTCAGATACGTCAAGTTTTTCTCCGTTTGGCATTTCAATCTGGATTCTAGCATTCTGTGCTATGGGGGATACTAAGAATTTATCTAAAAACTGTCTTAATTCTTTCGCTTTCATAAGTGTTGATATATAGACCACAAATCTATATATTGCAAGTATGACTAAACCTGGACCAAAGCCTGTAGTAAAAGAACCATGGCATCCTGTACAAGACCTCACAGAAATGCAACGTAGATTCTGTGACTACCTAGCGTACAACCAAGGTAGAACTACATATACAGAAGCAGCTATCAAAGCAGGCTACAATGAAAATAGAGCTAGGATCGAAGGATCAGAACTAATGAAGAATCCTAAGATTCAAAGATACTATAGATTTAAAGTAAACGATGTTAACAGATCTCTTGCAGTTAACAGAACCAACTACATACAAAGATTAATAAAATTATCTAACAAAGCAGAGAACAAAGAGATAAGAGATAATTGTGCACCACTAGAAGCATTGATAGGTAAGAGCGCAGGTCTGTTGGTAAATGTAGTCCAACACATTGGTGAGTCAGACCTAAACGAGCTAAGAGACGAAGAACGAAGACTTAAAAAAATTAATGAAGAAGGTCTTGAGACCAAAAGATTATTAGATTCTAAAGAGTAATCTTATCCATTTTAACAATACAACCAATAGGAAATACATTACGGTCTGAAAATGAAACGTCCTTATCTTCGTAAGATGAAAAAGTCCAAACAAATTTTTTTGTTTTTTTATAAATGTATCCATGTGTTATCATTTTGCTGCATTCGAATTTATCAAATTCTTCGGCTGATGCATGCCCCGCATCCCCAGTTATATCGAGCCACTCGATCCGGTAAAAGAAATACTTCTTTGAACCAATCAAGACGTGTTTAAATTTAGATTTCTTCCTTCTTCTCATTAGATCTGTATACCCCTAATTTTATAATTTATAAAATAAAAATAAAAAACACGCGCGCGACCCCTTAACTCGTTGGTATTACTAGTGTTTTTAACAATTGTACCAATTGTACCTCATTGTACCAAGTACCTTTGGTACAAAAATGAACGAATAACCATTGGTATTACTATCTTTTTTGAATTGTACCAATTGTACCAGGGTTTAAAAATAAATAAAAAAATTTTTTTATTTTTTATAGAAAAAAGTGTATACAATTGTATGATCAGTCGATTCTTCCATAATTTACTATACTTTTTGATCATGTTTTGTACCTTGAGCCTCTTTTGTCTTTGGTACATTGGCGTAATATTGGTCTACTTTCTTCAAGAAGGTATGCATGTAGCCTTGAAATTCTTTGTCAAATACTTCAAACTTTTGAAAAAATCCATCTTTACTGCACATTAGAATCACTCCAGACTGTATAGCTGTGCCATATACATGGTTGTGAGCCATAGCATAAGCTGCCAGCTGGGTGAAGTAGTCATCAATCCATTCTCTTTGTTTAGGCTTGTTAGTTTGTTTGAAGTCTATTATACTTTCGCGTCCGTTATAAATTCCTACAACATCTGTTTGACCTGCATACAATCCAGGATAATACAATGTCACCTCACTACCCCAGACCTCTCCCAGGTCCCCGAGCCCTGATTCGACAACAATGTTGGCCATTCTTCCTGCCTCTTTGCCCACGGACGTTAGATCTAAATGCGGTGTATTATTTATATATCCTTCAAGATAGGTATGCATTACTGTCCCTCTCATAGCAGATATATCTCTGATTCTATCGGCAGTTTGTTTGCCCATTCTAGCCTGCCAATTAGCAAGACTCTTCTTTTTTTCTTCTGACTGTGTCGCTGATAATATAGTAGTTACCGATGGTAACTTCTGTCCGGTAATATCGTAATGTCTTTTACCATCCACCAAAGATCTAGTTGACGGTGGATAAATAAATTTTTTATTCCAGATCATCGAATCTTTTCTTTTTAGGCTCGTGCAATGAACGATACACATTTCTTAAAATAAAAAAAGCTATCGTGCCACCAATTGTTATCGCAACAACACCTACAAATAACATACCTAATCCTTGTTCTATTGTCATTCTAAACTCATTGCTTGTTTATATTCATCTAATGATACTACTTTACCATTCATAATAATACCTTGATAGTGTTCTAATACTTGATTAATTTTAGGTAATTTAGTATGTGCCCAGGGCCATAATAATCTACAAACATAATACGCGTCTCTGAATGTACAACGCCATCGGTATTGCATCAAATATTTAGTGCCATCAACGCGTTTACCTTTACGTGGTTTTTTATTTAGTGTACCAACACCTAAGACTTCATGTACCCATCTTAGTACAGATTCATCTGTCATGGTTATCTCCATTGATAGTCGTAAACTATTAGACACACGATAACCTTTGCCTTTGTGTTTCTTTTTCTTTTCGGGTCCACGTTTAAAATGTATTGAACCTTCGCCATCAAAGAGTCCTGCAATATATGCAATATCTTCAGAACTAATCACAATACTTTTCCCTCATTTCTAACAAGTCTAAAATTATTATTTTCTTCTAACAATCTATCAAACTCTTCTTCAAGTAACTTATTTTTTTCAACTAATTTTTTATTTGATCTTTTTAAAAAATCATTTTGATTAGTAAGATACTCTATTTGATACTCAAGATCTGCAGGACCTCTAGTGTCTTGTTTCATCTATCTCTACCTCCCCCTGTGAGTTACAAAAATCACAATCAGCCCATTGTTCTTCTCGGGCTATTTCGTAAGGCACTCTCACAAAGCCATTACCTTTACACACTTCACAAATCTTAGTCTTTTTTTCTGAGTCTGCCATTCATCTTGCTCGCTTTCTCATTTACTAAAACAGTTATTGTCTGTGATCTACTTAACACTGCATTTGGAACCATCTTCTTGCGAAGAAGGTCTAATGTGTCATATGTTTTGTGTGGTAGTGATACGTTTTTGTATTTGCTTATATCAGTCATAATATATATACTCCTTTCTGATTATCATATGGGATTTATCTCATAATTTACAATAGGTGTCAATGAAATTTATTTTAACTTTTATATTTTGTTCTGGTATGGCCGGTAAGTGTTTGG